GCAGGGGCAAAGCCGCATCACAAGGTAGGTTAAAGGACAAATCTGCAGAGAAAAGTGAGCCTAGTTTGTTTGATCTTCTTCGTGAAGAAAAAGCAAAGAAAAGTGAGCCTAGTTTGTTTGATCTTCTTGATGACGAAAAGTCTACGGATATGAAACATGGCGGCAAAGTCAAAAAGAAAATGGGTGGCGGCAAAGTCAAAAAGAAAATGGGTGGCGGCAAAATGCACCGTATGCCAGATGGCAGTATGATGGCTGGGGCTTCCCACGGTATGAACTATGGTGGTAAGGTAAAGAAAATGAAACATGGCGGTAAGTGTCGCGGAATGGGTAAGGCAACTCGCGGCGGTAACTTTAGTAGAGATGGATAAGTTCAAATGAACTATTCTCAGCTAGTACAGGCAGTGAAAGATTACACTGAGAATACGGAGACTACCTTCGTAAACAACATTGACGTGTTTATTCAGCAAGCGGAAGAGCGGATAAATAGGGACGTTCAAATACCTGAACTCAGAAAGAATGCAACTGGAAGCACCTCTGCAAGTTCTCCTTACTTGGGAAGACCGTCTGACTTCTTATCTACTTTCTCTTTGGCTGTAATTGATGGCAGTAACAACTATACATATCTTCTTGAAAAAGAAGTAAACTTTATAAGAGAGGCGTATCCTAGTCAGTCAACTACTGGGCTACCAAAGTATTATGGTATGTTTGATGGAGATACATCTTCCTCAAACGGAAACTTTATATTGGGTCCCACCCCAGATGCTGCCTATAGTGTAGAGATACACTACTATTATGACCCACCCTCTATCGTCACTTCATCCACCTCTTGGTTAGGTGACAATGCGGAAACCGCACTTCTTTACGGCACCCTTTATGAGGCGTATACTTTTATGAAGGGAGAGCCAGACATTTTGCAAAATTATTTGCAAAGATATCAAAGTGCTTTAATAAACATGGCGTCTCTTGGTGTAATGATTAAGAGTGACACGTATAGAGAGGATGCTGCATAATGGCTATTACACAAGCAACATGTACCTCGTTTAAGCAAGAATTGCTTGAGGCTGTTCACGATTTTACATCTCATGTCTTTAAGATTGCGCTGTATAGCGATTCAGCAACACTGGGGGCTGGCACTACAGTTTACTCTACAGACAATGAAATAACAAACACGTCAGGCACCGCGTACACTGCTGGTGGCAAAGCATTAACCACTATAGCGCCAACATCATCAGGAACTGTTGCGTTTGTGGATTTCGACAATATCAGTTGGACAAGTGCTTCGTTCACCGCCCGTGGTGCGCTGATATATAATTCTTCCGCTTCCAATAAAGCTGTGGCTGTGTTAGACTTCGGAAGTAATCGCGTAGTCTCCGATGATACATTTGAGGTTCAGTTCCCCGTATCTTCTGCTACAACTGCTGTAATTAGAATAACATAGGAGTTTACTTATGGCTAGTTTTACAAAGGTAAACGATTTTGTCGTGAACCTCGCAAATGCAATGGACTTAGACGCAGACACGTTGGTCGTGGCTTTGTCGAACACAGACCCAACAGCGGGTACTAATGTGGTGAGTGATGGAAATGGAGTGCTGGGTAACATTTCTCAAATTAGCTACACAAACCTATCCTCTCGCACATTGGCAAACGTAACATCTACACAGACGTCTGGCACTTATAAGCTTTCTGCCGATGACTTAACGCTTACTGCATCAGGCGGTTCGGTTGCTGCTTTCCGTTACATCGTTATTTATGATGACACTGTAACGTCACCTGCGGATCCTGTAATTGGGTATTACGACTACGGCACATCTCTTACCCTTAATGATGGCGACACGTTTACCATTGACATAGGCGCAAACGGTATCCTGACACTCACATAAGGTTAGTTCGTCGTGGCAAAGCTTTTCAACAGAGCAAAAATGACGACTGCCAGTACGGGGACTGGCACCGTTGTTTTAAGTGCTGCAGCTACAGGTTTCCAAACCTTTGCTGCTGCAGGGGTAAGTGATGGTGATGTTGTTCAATACGTCATCGAAGAAGGTGCTAATTTTGAAATTGGTACTGGTACTTACACGTCTGTCTCTACGTCTCTAACACGCTCTCCAACAGAAAGTACAAATAGTGGTAGTGCGATTACTCTCGCAGGGGATGCCACTGTTTCGATTGTGTCCGTAGCTGTAGACTTTACTAGGCTACAGGATGCGGGAACCACTAAGGTGGAAGCCACGGCTACGGGTGCAACTGTCACAGGTAATATTGCTGTTACTGGTACGGTAGACGGTAGGGATGTCGCGGGAGATGGTACAAAGCTAGATGGTATAGAGAGTAGTGCAGATGTTACCGACAGCACAAACGTAGGCTCTTCTCTTACTGGCTTTCCCACAGATACAGATGCAGCAAGCACCGACCTTATTCCTGTTTATGATACGACTGCGGCTCGTTGGGAAAAGCAAACCATTGCCAATGCTGCTTTAGTTGGCCCAACAGGTCCGACAGGCCCAACAGGTCCAACGGGACCTACTGGTGCCACAGGCCCACAGGGTCAAAAGGGAGAGAAGGGACAGAAGGGCGAAAAAGGCCAAAAAGGGGAGGTTGGTGCCAATGGTCCTACTGGACCTACGGGTCCCACGGGGCCTACAGGCGCTACTGGCCCAACGGGAGACAAAGGCGAAAAAGGCCAGAAGGGCGAGATCGGTGCTACTGGCCCAACGGGACCGACTGGACCTACAGGTCAAAAAGGTGAGAAGGGTCAAAAAGGGGAAGTGGGTGCTACGGGACCAACTGGACCGACTGGACCGACTGGACCTACTGGTGCAAAAGGCCAAAAGGGTGAGGTCGGTGCAACTGGCCCAACAGGGCCTACAGGTCCACAAGGTCAGAAAGGTGAAAAAGGCCAAAAAGGCGATACTGGATCTACAGGTCCAACAGGGCCGACTGGTGCAGATGGCCCTACAGGACCAACTGGGTCTACGGGTCCCACAGGACCGACAGGGCCGCTTACTTCTGGCATTATTGTAATGTGGTCTGGTGCAATTTCTGCCATTCCAAGCGGCTGGGTTCTCTGCGATGGTCTTAACTCAACGCCTGACTTGCGAGCGCGATTTGTTATAGGTGCGCAAGCTGACAGTGGTCAGACATACAATAAAGGGGATACGGGTGGTGCAACCAGCGTAACTCTTGCAACGGGTAACCTGCCTTCTCACACTCACGGTTCGGGTAACTTTGCGGTGGCCTCGCATACTCATAGTGCGGGTAACTTTGCGGTGGCCTCGCATACTCATAGTTCTGGTAACATTGTTACTTCGAACACTGGTTCGCATGGTCATAACTTTAATTCAACCATATATGCTGGTGGCGGTGCTACTGTTAGGCTAAGGGTAACCGCTGCTGAAGGTGGTAATAGTACAATTAACGCTGCTTCGGCTGGCGCTCACTCACATAACACATCAGGGAACACAGGGTCTTCTGCTCCGGGGTTAAGTGGTAATACAGGGGCTGCTTCACCGGGTCTAAGCGGAGACACGGGGGCCACAGGGTCGGGAACTGCGGTTAGTATTCTTAATCCATACTATGCGCTTGCGTATATTATGAAAACTTAGGTGGGGAAAATGAAAACACTAACGATAGAAACAAATGGTTCTGTAAGCATTTGCATCCAACAAGCAAATACTGAAAAAAGCATAGTAAGCAATACAGAAGACGCTTTCTTTTCAGAAGCTGCCGTAAATGCTTTCAATGCAATAATAACGCAACTCCAGACGGAGGGGTGCCATTATGTTCACTTTGAAAAATCAGATTACATTGAAATAAAACATAAGCGCCGCCTTGCAGAAGTAGAAGATTGGGCGGGTGATTTTCCAGTTATTTTTGAAAACTTAGATCAGGTTATAGGAGACTATGACGTGGCGGTTGCTTCAGCGCAAGCGGAAATAGACCAAGCAATATCTGAGTGAGATTTTTAAAATGGAAATTAAATTTTTTACCGATGCCCATCTTTTGGACGGCATACCAAAACCTGTGAAAGCAAATAAACATTTGCCATCATACTTTAAAGCTATGCCCCCTCAAGTAACTTCCCACCCATCAAGTGGAACTGTAAAAAGGTGTGTTCCTTTTTTAGAGGCTTGTTCGATGGGGTATATAATACCAATGTGGGCTGACATGTTTGTGACGGCTAAGGATGGAGATTTAAATTTTGATTTTCCACCAAATTACATTCCGCAAGAAGAGCGTAAAGGTATGAAAGGAGCAACAATGTCATTTCACACTACAAACCAAATTAAAGATCATCCACTTCAAAATCAAAAATATGGAGAACATCCGTGCAAGCTACATAGCCCTTGGATAATTGAAACATCGAAAGGCGTGTCCTGTTTGTTTACATCGCCCTTAAATCACATGGAAACGCGTTTAAAGATTTTAGATGGGGTTGTTGATACGGACACATACTATAATCACATTAATTTTCCTTTTTTATGGACAGGTGGCGACGGTGAATTTTTCATTCCGCAGGGTACGCCATTAGTTCAAGTTATTCCTTTTGAAAGAACAGAATGTAAAGCTAGTTATGGGCAAGTAGATTGTGAACGAAGGGATAAAGTGGCAGGTGCTGTAGGCACAGTAATGAGGAATGGTTATAAAACACAGATACATCATAAGGGTGAGAAGTTAAGGCTTGTAGAGTAAAAGATTAAATATTTTCGGGAGTGGGAAAAATGAGACAAAATTGGAGAATGTGGTCGGGGGCAATTAGTGATTTTCAAATTGCAAAAATAGTTTCAAAAGCTGAAAATATACAAAAGGCAGAAACATTTAACCAAGGTGGTTCCGAAGTAAGGTCAAGCAGGGTGGCTTGGCTTTCTGACAATAAAGATATTTTGGACATGTTGTTTGAATATGTCGAAGAGGCAAATCAAAACCACTTTAAAACACATGTCTATAAAAAAGCAGATATTCAGTATACGGAGTATCATGCTTCAGAAGGAGGCCATTATAATTGGCACCATGATATTGATTGGGTTCGCAATGATGGCTTGGATCGAAAGCTTAGTGTGACTGTGCAGTTGAGTGAACCACACGAATACGAAGGGGGAAACTTTGAGTTTTCTGAGGTAGAAAGCCCAAATAATCAAAGCCGTGCAAAAGGTACGGTTTTGGTGTTTCCCAGTTATTTAAGTCACAGGGTCATGCCCGTAACCAAAGGTATAAGAAAAAGTCTTGTCGCTTGGTTTGAGGGTCCGACTTGGCAATAGTTTATCAGATATCTCTTCATGGGGATGCTTTTGATGCTAGGAATTTATCTTGGGAAAGTGCAATTGAACTTTCTGGCTGCAAGCCAGATCTTACGTGGAAAGACCCAATACACAACAGATCTTTACTTATTGGGGAATTTGGGTGTGCTGTAAGTCATCTGCGCGTATGGAGAAAAATTGCAGAGTCAGGTATTAACGGCATTATTTTAGAAGAAGATGCGGTCTTTACTTCCATAGATCCCGTAGATGTTTCTGACAAATTAAGGGTATATCATAGCGTTTGGCTGGGGTATCGGTGGAATGATCTAGGTTACTGGTACAACGCTCATGCGTATGCAATTACTCCAAATACGGCAAGGTATTTGTGCGAGGGGTTTTCGGATTCTATAATACCCGTAGACGAATGGTTGCCTTATAGGTTAAAAGGAAAACAGAATTATTTTTATGTTCCCGAAAAGGTTCGTCAGATCCCAAGGGAAAACAGACCAAGCACAATAGAGGTGGGGCCAATGAACGTGCAGGTATTAACTGTCGGTACAGATGAAACAAAAATGTGGGCGCTTGAGCAATCAGCGAAACGCTTCGGTGTAAGTTATCTCAACCTTGGAAACGGAGTTACTTGGGGCGGCGGCACGATGGAAGGCGAAGGAGGGGGACACAAAATCAATCTTGTTCGTGGTCATTTAACAAGTCTTCCAGACGAGGATATTGTTTTGTTCTGTGATGGCTACGATGTAATGTTTGTTGATGATTTGCAAACTATTAAAGACCGTTTCTTCGGCTTTGATTGTGATATTCTTTTTGCAGCGGAACGAAATTGTTGGCCTCAACCTACATTGGCTGCTCAATTTCCTATGACTTCAAGCCCCTACAAATATCTAAATAGCGGTTTGTATATAGGTAAAGTTCGTATGCTTAAACAATTCTTAAACGAAGCTATTGCTGACGAACATGATGATCAATTATGGATGCAGAAACGGTTCCTCTCTGTTAGCGACATTAACGTAAAGCTTGATTATGAGGGCTACATTTTTCAGTGTGATGATGATGTTTCCTTTAATGGGGTGCAGGTATCAAACGGGATGTGTTGTCCTTGCATATATCATGGAAACGGTGGACCCGAAGCTAAACAAAGATTCCTGAATCTGGCAAATAAAATTGGTTTTCAAAGCTCTGCGTCTCAAGATCATCAAGTGCAATCCCCACCAATAAACTCTTTAGACTATGAGGAAGTAGCGCAAAATATTCTTGTGGTTCCATTTTGGAGTAAAGATAGGTGTCAAGAAATTATTCAAGCCTCTGAGGCTGTTGGTGGATGGGGCAATATGGAAGGCGATAAGTTTCCCGCTCAAGAAATACGAGCAAGAAAACTTGGGTTATGGGACGAACTTGAGTGGGTTTGGAAGGAACACTTAGGGAAAGTAGCAGAAAAAAAATGGACTCCTATGGAACACATGGGGTTACGAGATGCGTTCACAATGCGTTATTCAATGGATACACAGACAAGTTTGGGGTTCCATACAGACGCATCATTGGTGACGGGTAGCGTAAAGCTTAATGATGATTACGAGGGCGCAGAGCTTATTTTCCCGCATCAAAACTTTTCAAACAAAGATGTGCCAGTTGGTCATTGCATTTTGTTTCCAAGCCAAGTTACGCACGGTCATAGGGTAGAGCCTTTAAAGTCTGGGGTTAAATACTCTCTTACAATGTGGACAAGTCGTTATCGCGGCGATGTAAATGGGTAAGTTTTTTGTTGAAATCGGTGCGGCAAACTTTGATACCCTGCTGCCTTTGGCAAAAGCGGGGTGGAAAGGAATAGTAGTAGAACCTGTTCCACACCTGTTTAATCAGTGTGTAGAAATGTTTTTGCCCTATGATGTTAGGGTCGTTCAGGCGGCTATTTCTGACTATGATGGGCATATAGAATTTGCCGTTGCTAGAGACAATGGGACGTGGCTTACGGGGTGTTCCCATGTTGTTGCGGGTAATCATCTTGGTTGGAAGATGAGCGACCATCCATTGAACAAGGATAATTTTAATGAAAGGATTACGGTAGATTGTCTCACTTTAGACAAACTGCTTAGTGGTGTAGACTTTGTGGACTTTATGAAAGTCGATGTAGAGGGGCATGAAAACAACATTTTTAACGCCTATTCGTTTCGGATAAAGCCTTCTTTTTTGAAAGTTGAACACAAGCACATAGACGACACCCATTTAAAACAAACTTTAGAGCAAAATGGGTATTTGGTTTGGACAGAAAAAGATGATATATATGCAGTAACATAACAAGGGATACTTTGTATGCTTACTCAACGCCCCATAGCCAGCGCCCCTGAAGGTACGTCAGGTAATTCAGCTTTTCATGTAGATTTAACCAGCGGCACTTTTACGCTTAGTACGCAGGGTATTTCAAAGCTAATTACAAACGTCAAAGATACAGGTGTATTTACCGTAGGCGGTCAAACCATAACATTCACGATAGCGGTGAATGTAGATGCGGATTCTGGTTCTTTTTCTGCAACGGGGCAAGATGTAACCCTTCGTACTGGTAAGGTGCTTACGGCAGAATCTGGAACCTATACTTACACGGGCCAAACCATTGGCACCGCAATAGCTGTAAGTATACCTTTAAACTC